GCTAGCCAAAAAGTGCGGTGTCCCCACGTGGCTCGATTACGACGATAATTTGTTCAGTGTCTGTCCTTCTAACCCCACCTACGGCGTATACGGAAACGCGGAGGTGCAAAAAAATATCGCAACCATAATTGCGATGGCATCCGTAGTAACCGTTACGACTCGACACCTTAAAGAACAACTCGACAAATTAAATCCCAATATCAAAATTATTCCCAACGCCTTTGATAACAGGATGCTGAAACATGAAAAGCTCGACCGGCAAAAAGAAAAACGGAAACTCGTTTTCTGGCGCGGATCGCAGACGCATCAAAAGGATCTCATGTCAGTTGCTCAAGAAATTATTGGGAACTCTCATCAGTTCAAAGACGTGACTTACAACTTCGCTGGTTACCTGCCTTGGTTTCTCACTGACAGCATGCGCATTAATTCGGTCGTGGCGACAGGCGCAATGGACATTCCAGACTATTTTAAATTTCTAAGCGAGATCCAGCCGGGGATCGGGATTTGCCCGCTTTACCCTGACGTTTTTAATCAAAGCAAGTCGAACATCTTTTTCCAGGAAAGTTCCTTTGCCGGCGCGACTTCACTGGTTCCAAAATGGGCCGAGTGGGAAAAACCCGGTGCGATCACTTACGACGATCACAAAGATTTCGGGAATAAGCTAAGAGCCTTGTGTTCTGGCGAAATTGATTTAGTCAGACAATCTAATTTAAGCTGGGAGTACGTGAGAAGCGAGCTCATGTTAGATAAGGTAAATATGAAAAGATTAGATATCATCAAGGAGCTCACGTCGTGAAACAGAAATTTGCAGTCAATGTAGGGATTCTCGAAACGGAAAATAACGGGATTTCGATCGTCAGTAATTCGGTCCCGCCGCTCGGTGATAACGAGGAATTCTCAACCGCTCATATTCTTGGCCTAGTTGCTTGTAGGGCGATTGAGGAATATATCGAGGCTATGAAAATCCAAAAGGCCGCTGTAGAATCAAGTCATGGCGAAAATCCTACTCCTTGACCAAGGCCAGTATATCGACGGAATCATTCCCCTCTATTTAGGAGATGACTGGACGCTTACCGGGAAAATCGTCAATCAACTCCCCGGCGGTTACGGTCAAGATGTCTCACTAGCCGGTCTGTCAGCAACCGCCTACTTTCCGGGCGGAGTCACGGGCCAGGTTGCTCTCACCAACGCCGCGGCCGGCGAACTCTCCATTTCGGTACCCGCATCAGGCACCATGGCAGCGTCAGGCTCAGTCAATCCAAACGGCTCAGCCATTTACCTTGTAGCTCAAGGCGCAACGCGGCAGACATTCTACACGCCCGATTCGCCCGTCGCGATCACGGACCCTACCCAGTTCCAAACTTTTTAATAGACAACTCTCATACAATGGTATTACCCTAATTTCTGCATTGCTCGATTCCAAATTGTGCGGGGGCCAGGTCTCTTTTGATCTGGCCTCAAAAATCGAAAGAAACGAATGACTGATTTCCACGAAGCAATACATACCGCAATGATTCACGCCGCGGATGAGCCACGCACGGAAAACAATTTTATAGTCTCAAGCTTTAAAGTGAAACAAGACGAACTAGAAGCGGTCAAAGCGATCTGCGAAAATAACGATGCGACAGTAAGCGCGTTCATCAGGCAGATTTTCAAACAACTTATTTTGGATTACGTACCGGATTATGGCTCACGGCGGGGGTAGACCTAAAGCTAAGATCCCTTGGGAGATTGTCGAGAGTATGTGCAAGATCAGTTGCACGCAGCAAGATATTTGCGATGCGCTCAAAATAGACGATAAAACCCTAGCGAAACATATAAAAAGTGAATACGGATTAACTTTCAAACAATACTTCCGAGAAAAGTCAGTTGGCGGAAAAACAAGTTTACGTCGCAAAATATGGCAAAAGGCTTTAGAGGGCAAAGGCGATAACGAAATGATTAAGATGCTTGCCAAAAAGTATCTCGCGATGGGCGACAACTCCGAGCATGAAATTACAGTCGAGCAAAAGCCTTCTGAAGTTACGGTTGTATGGAAAGAAATCAAAGGGAAAGAATCAGGCGAGTCCTTTATGGATGAGCACAATCGAGAATTAAAGGGTGCAGATTGAATTAATCCCGCTTACGTCTTGGCAAAGAGCGGCCCTTGAATCCAAATATACTTTTACCTGCATGTACGGCGGCATTGCTGCTCTTAAGACTGCGACCGCATCTCATTTTGTAATTAAGCAACTCTTTGAGAGGCCCCACCTTACTGGGTTACTCGGGGCAAATAGTTACGATCAATTAAGCCAAGTTTTATTGCGTGAGCTTTTCAAATGGCTTGAGGAATATCAGATTGAATATGTGATCGATAAAATGCCACCGGCTCATTGGGGATGCGGTCGCAAGTTTAAAACTTATCAAAATATTTTATCGATTAAGAATCCTATAACAGGACAAGTAGCAATCTGGTTTACACGCGTACTTTCGGATCCAGATGCGCTTCGCGGTCTGACTTTATCCATGTTCGTATTAGACGAAATCAGAGATACAACACGGTATACGTTTGATGTGATTCTATCCAGGCTGAGAGAATCAAACTATATCAAAGGTCTTTTAACAACTACGACAAATGGGCATTCATGGGATTACGATCTGTTTGTTAAAAAAGCAGATTACAAAATGTACGGCGCATTTCACATTAAAACCATTGAATCAGTCAAGGCGGGGATCATTACAAAAGAATTCTACGACTCACTCAGAGCTTCGTATTCTCCGCTTATGGCCGCTCAAGAACTAGACTGCGAGCATTTAAACATTCATGCAGGCCGCGCCTATTACTCAGCTGGGAATGCGAATAAAATGCGTACATCACCTTGGGGCGCAGAGTACCCAGATCCAGATTACCCGCTCATTGTCGGAATGGATTTCAATTTCTCGCCTTCTCCTTGTGTCTGGACGGTTTCTCAGATCAGTCCAGATGGAGACCGGATGCATGTGTTTGGCGAAATCTCAGGTCTAGAGATGAGTACACCGCAAATGACGCAAACTCTTATCAGTCAGTATCCAGGATTCTTTTACAAGATATTCGGAGACGCGAGCGGAAACAGAGGCACCACATCTAACGCGGGCGAACACGATTACAACCAAGTCGCGTCAGTTCTTCAAGATGCCGGTCTTCCCTATTCAATCGATGTCGATCAATCCAATCCACGGGTACGCGACAGAGTGGAATGTCTCAATGCGTTACTCAAGAATGCAATGGGAGAGATTCGTTTAACTTATGATCCGGGCAGGTGTCCGCTTCTTGATCTTGACATGAATATCGTGGGATGGAAAAAAACCGTGATCTCATGGCAAGGCAAGTTAGATAGCGGTGGGAATCCCAATGCGACTCATTCAAGCGATAGCTTGGGATATGCTGTTTTTAAGTTATTCCCGCCTGGCCGGCGTGGTAGCTTCGTGCCCAACAATGAAAGCCTCGTTTCAAGGAACTTATCCCATGTATTCTGATTTTCAAAAACTGTACATCCTAAGCGGATATATCGCAGTATTTTTGCTTTTCATGTGGTGGTCAAAACGATGAGCCTGTTCATGATTGTGGTTTGCCACATGCAACCGAGTACGATCGCCCATTCCCTCATGAAGTTCCTCATGACAAGCGGAGTACAGCCACAAAGTTTCAACCGGATCATCATGGTGGATCATCACTGGCCGATCGAGCACGACTTGACATCAAATCTTGTGCATCGTGCTTCGAGCCTTCTTGATGCCGAAGTGATTTCCCCACCTAAAAACTTAGGCGGACACGGCGGATTCAATTTTGCGCTTCAAGCCTTGTTACCGTTGGCTGATAATGATTTGGTCTTGGGATATGATCCAGATTCTAACCCAATTACGCCGAATTGGTTACAGGCTATGCGAGATGTACTTGAGAAAGATCCGAGTCTTGCATTTCTCTCGCTCACGCATACAGGCTTCAAAGACAAGACAGATAAGCGAACGGAATTCATAGCCGGCCACCGAGTGTCGTTCTTTGATCGCCCGGAAATGTTCAACGTGACTCTATGGCGTGGATCCTTTATTAAATCCGGCCTCACTTCTGACAACTCATTTTATGGACAAGTCGAGACGCCCGCTTACAACCGCGTCAAATCCATGGGACTTAGGCATGGTTATATGGAAGACTGTATCGAGGCAGAGAATCCGATTTTACATCCCGATATTTACCGGGAGTGGAAAGGTTTCCATGCTGGAAAAAGTTACTTAGGCAATTTCGATCAATACTGTAAAGACAAGGGAGTTTATTAACCGCATGACAAATATTGAGAAAGCTGAGAAAGTCTAGCGCATGTTGAACACGGAAGCGTCAGCGGTTGAAAAGACGGATGGAATCGATATCGATAACGAGAGTTACGAATTAGAGACGCTTCTTTACGCAAGACACGTTGAGCTAGAAAGTCTCACGGACTTAGAGCAGCAACGCGGAACTCCGATCCCAGCGCTCTTTAATCAATTCTATAAATTCATTCAAAACCCTTCCTCAGTATCGATTGAAACATTCAAGCGGATGATCGATACCGACGACACGGTCGGATCCGGTGTTGATTTCCTAACGACATGCTTAGCTGCGCGCCTTGGAAGGTATCAGCATAAAAACCAAGAGATCACCGAGTGGGTAAACGAGAGGCTAGAGCAGATCGAAAACGGATGGTACAACGTAGTTAAAGAGCTTCTATCCGCAAGCTGGGCTGGTTTTTGTGTCATGGAAAAAGTATGGGCCAATACCAAAAACGGTTTTGTCCCTCAGAAGCTGGTATCTCTCCCACCTAGCACGATTCTTTTTGAGACTGACCGGACCGGCGAAATCACAAGCGACGGTATTCTTCAGTATCAGAGAAATTTCAATCCTCAATTGCTTTCCCAAGGGGCCGGATTCTTCGGAGGAATCGGAACAGGGTTCGGGTTTTCCGATTCGATCAGGCCAGACATGTACGCAAAGATGGGGGACCTTCCGTTTCCGATGCGTACAGCGAACACTTTCAATTATCTCTCGATAAGAATTCCAAGGCAGAAGTGCATTCATTACGCATTCGATGCCCAAGGCAAATTCGGGAATCCATACGGACGCAGTTTGCTTCGTCGTGCCTATAAATTTTGGGTTACAAAAGACGAAGTTCTGAGGATGCTGGCGATCGCGCTTGACCGCAAGGGCACTCCCTTGACTGTCATCTTTGCAGATCCCAATGCGACGATCGGCAATAGCGACAAGATGCAAGAAGGCGTGAACTATAAAGGCCAGCGCGGGAAAGGTATTCGCGCTGACTTAGCTGCTCAGCAGGCATTTTCAAAAGTGCATAATGATAGCTCGATCGTTCTACCCGGCAAGAAGGGACAGATTTACGATATCGAGTTTGTGCCTCAGACTTCAAATGCAAATGACTTTTTAGAAAGCTTGAGATTCTGTAACCAGTCGCTCTTGAGATCTATGCTGATTCCTTCTCTCATATTTGGAAACGGAGACGGTTCAGGCTCGTTTGCTCTTGGCCAAGAGCACGCCAAAACCTTTGATAAAATCTGCGATGGGATGTTAGCCGGCCTAAAACATACGATTATTCAGCAACTCATAAAAGAAATGCTTGCTTACAATTTCAAAAAAGTTGACTGGGAAAAAGACGGATACGGAGATTTCGCCAAGCGGGAACTCTCACAAGAAGAACGAGACAAAGAAGTGGATGCGATCGAAAAGGGTGTCAACATGGGCGCAATCGATATGTCAGACCTGAACGACACAAATAAGATCAGAGATGTTTTAGGATTTGAGGCCAGGGATAAAGTTTTAGAGCTTGATAATGAGCCTGACGAAATCGTAACCGACGAAAAGGAAGACCAAGAATGAGATATTTATTACTTCTCTTATTTTCAACGGTTGCTTTAGCTGCCGGAACTACGACAACTATAAATAGCTCTGGGAAGGTTCAGCTTAACTTAGGCGGCAATATCCAGCCTACTCTTTTCCCGATGGCGGGACTAAGTGGTAGCACGTTTTATCCGTTGACTGCGAATGCAAGCGGGAATCTCGCAATATCGAATAGCGGTAAAAATCTGGTTACCTCAGTCAGAAACGATTACACATCGACTAGCGTAACTACTTCCGCCTACGTGACTTTAGTGTCTGCACTGACTTCCGCAGTTACGGAGATTTCAATATTTGATTCGAGCGGGCAAACCTTGCAGTTGAAATTAAAACAAAACGGAAGCTTTGTTTATCCGATCGTATTTCCCGGCGGCAATGGGCGAGAACCGATAGCCATGGATTCAGGCTCATCGGTTTCAATCGAGGCGATTACCGGAACTGCGAATGCGGGCGAGATCGATTTGAATTTCTATAATTAAGGGGATCGCATGAAATCTTTTTTGTTCACTCTTGCTTTTCTTTTGACATCGATCCCGGCGCAAGCAGGAAGCCCGGTTCTTTGGGGATCTCCTTACTCAAATAATTTAGAACCTGGCATGTGTTTAAATAATCAGGCTTGTGTCTTATCGGGATCACTCACTCCTACCTCTAGCGCCGTGAACGCACCGAAAGGATCGATTTATCTTTCTACTAACGGCAATGCTTACACCAAGCAAGACGCGGGGAGCTCGACAAACTGGACAGTGCTTGGGTCATCTTCGGTTGCAGGTAGCAATACACAAATCCAGTTCAATAATTCAGGTTCGCCGGGGGCCTCTTCATCCCTCACCTGGAACGGCACCGCGCTGACTGCCGGTCAGATTATCGATTCGGGATTGACCGCTTCTCAATTGGTCGAAACGAATGGTTCTAAGCAGCTTGTCTCAGCGGCATCACTTTCAATTGCGCTGGGTGGTACCGGGCAGACCACGGCAGCGAACGCGATCAACGCGCTCTTGCCTTCACAGACTAGCAATAGCGGCAAGGTCTTAGGCACGAATGGAACAGTCGCTAGCTGGGTATCAGGTGGCGGCGGTGGGGGAGTGACTTCTTTCAATTCAGAAACGGGCGCGATTTCTTTAAATGCTTTGGCGGGTTCAAATATCACTTTGACTGATACGGGCGGCGGCGGATTTACCATTCAAACGACCTCACCCCCGACACCCCCTGGCGGATCTTCGGGCTACTTCCAATACAACGATGGCTCGGGTGGATTTGCAGGTGAGCAGTATCTCCAGTATTTGTCAGGCGGGCGCATCGGTATTGGCCCCGATACGAGTGACGACGGTTTTTCTAATTTACAGATCAGTCAAATTACCCATATGGAGAACGCTGGAAGTATTGT